TTTATGCATCGTTCAATCTGTTGCCATGTAGTGGTGATCGAGAAGATATGAAGCGTGACCTCGTGAGGCAGTGGACCTGGAACAGAACCGACAGCCTCCGAGAGATGACCAAGGCAGAGTATGAAGCCTGTTGTGAGGCTATTGAGCGTTTGACGGGTCGCAAAGATGAGCAGAAAAAGAAACGCAGCCTTTGTCTGAAGCTGATGCAGAAGTTGGGAATTGATACCACCGACTGGACGCGTATCAATGCCTTCTGCCAGGATCAGCGAATTTCAGGCAAGGTCTTCGGACGCCTGACCATTGAAGAACTCGATGCGCTTGCGGAGAAACTCCGCGCTATCCAGCGCAAAGGGGGACTGAGACAGAAAAAGGAAGTTCAACCAACGGGCGAGATTACCTACTTCATTCCGATAGGCGGTAACACCCATTTATGTTAAGGCTATGGATAATAAACTGAAAGCCCTGAAACAACAGGCAACCGAAGCGTCCCTCGGTATGGAACGGGACGAAGCTGCACAGTTCTTCAGCGAACTCGCAGACTGGGCATACGCCCAACACGAAGCAATGTCAATCGATGACTATTGTGAGATGCAGGATTACGAAAATGATAACCAATAAAATTTAAGACAATGAAACAGAATTTGAAAGCAGTAGGCGGATACATCGTCAATTTTACCAAAGTGTGCATTTTGGCACCTGTAGTATTTGTAAAGATAATGACAGACACAGCCCTGGAGTTGTTCCTTGCCTTTTTCCATGCTCTGTATAACGAGAAGGAGGCGACAACTTCGGCAATGAAAGAAGTACTTGAGAAGATGAACTAACAATTATTGTCACTATGAACGAGAACAAAACCACCACCGTTGAAATGACGGCTGAAGAGCAAGCACAATTCGCTGCCTTCAAAAGAGACCAAGAAAAAAAGGCTGCTGAAGCCAAGGCACAGGCAGAGCGTGAGCAGTACCGCGACCTCGTTGATGAGGAGATAGAGCGTTGTATTCCTATCCTGTTGGCGATAAGCGGAGACATCAAGAACAGCAAGGCTCAGGTAATGGATAACTTCAAGACCATACTTGAGATGAAGAGCGAGTTGTTCAAGACGAAGGTCAAGGATGATCAGCGCAGCCACACCTTCACCAACAGCGAAGGCAACAAACGCATCACCATTGGTGTGTATGTGACCGACGGGTACCGTGATACAGTTGAAGATGGTATTGCCATTGTGAAGGAGTACATCTCCAGCCTTGCCAATGATGAGAAGACCGAAGCATTGGTGAACATGGTGTTCCGCCTGTTGGCTCGTGATGCCAAAGGAACACTCAAGGCAAGCCGAATAGTCCAGCTCCGCAAGGTGGCGCAGGACACAGGGGATGAACGCTTCCTTGAAGGTGTACGCATCATCGAGGAGAGTTATCAGCCCGAGGTGAGCAAGCAGTTCATCCGCGCAGAGGTCAAGAACGAGAACGGGATGTGGAAACCCATCCCACTTGGTATGACAGAATCCTAAAAGTTGAAGATATGATCCAGGAAGTAGAAAAACAACCGAAAGTAGCCTTGTGCCGCAAGTGTCGCGGCACAGGCAAACTTCGCGACCCGGAGACACAGGAGGTTCGGGTTTGCGACCAGTGCGAAGGCAGCGGAAGGGTTACGGTGAGTGCAAAGATGATCTTTGACATCCGTCCGTACCGAACCAATCAGTAACAATCACTAATCATCACTAACCAATGGCCAAGAGGCGTGGAGTAAGTTATCAAAAGAGAGTGACAGATATAAATAGGATATATGACGAGCACGCAAAAAGAGGACTCCCTAACAGGGAAATCTGGCGTCGGTACATATATCCTGTTTATGGTATATCCGAACGAACCTTCTACAACATACTTCACGCCTCGTGTGAGCCGAAGAATGAGGTGCCAGATGATGTGCAAATGTTTTTAGATTTTGACTATGGCGAACAATGATATGAAGCAGGTTATCCGCAATATTCTCAAAGATATTCGGGTGGAGTTGTCAGATGAGTTTGACCGCAATTTTGAGCGGCAGGGCTTCTTCTCGGAAGCGTGGCAGAGGCGCAAGAGCCCGACTCGTCCTGGCGGCTCCATTTTGATTGATACGGGCGGTCTTCGCAAGAGCATACGCAGTAAGTCAACGGATAGCAGTATCACCTTTTATTCAGACGCTCCGCACGCAGAAATCCATAATGAGGGTGGAGAGATAACGGTGACAGCCAAAATGAAGCGGTTCTTCTGGGCGAAGTATTATGCAGCCACGGGGTCATTCGGACGAAAGAAGAACGGGGAGCGGAGAAACGACAAGCGCACCATCCAGTTGAGTGCTGAAGCCGAGTTCTGGAAGCACCTCGCTCTGATGAAGGTCGGCAGCACAATCAAGATTCCGCGCCGTCAGTTCCTGGGGCACTCCCCCGAAGTTGAGCAGTCGGTGCGTGAGATTATAGAGGAGAATTTGACAGAATATTTCAATCACGATTTCAAGGTATGAGAACAGAGTTATACAAAGCCCTGTGCGAGAAGTTGAGAAGCATAGGCGATGGAGAGATTAAGCACATAGACTTGTGGAACCGCAATGTGGAGTTCATCGAGCAGGAGGAGGCTTGGGAACGCCCTGCAGTATTTATCGAGATTTGCCCGATAACCTGGGAGCAGACTACGGGTGGCAAGACCCAGCGTGGCACTGGGCTTGTGAAGCTTCACATCGTGACCGACTGGAAAGGTTCTGCTGCAGACGGCAGTTCAGACCAGGATGCAGCGTTGGCTGTGTTTGACTATTCGGAGAAGATACAGAAGGCAGTGGACGGGCTTGCTGGAGAGAAGTTCCACGCCCTCCACCTGGCGGAAACCTACACGAATCACGACCACGAGGAGATTGTGGAAAGCGTAGAGGTTTACAGGTTGCGCGGTGTGCGGCATATTTAGCCCATATCCACACGAAAAGAGCGTCCTTGGCTATTTGCTTGGGACGCTCTTTTTGTTGTGTTAGAACGGCGTTAAAACGCTTTTAGACGGCGATGCGATGTTGCTCTTCCTTTTGGGTGTAGAACATCATATCCGTATAGTGGGCATTGTAGTTCATTGTCGCATTGAATTCCACCTTGCGGCAGTTCTTGAACGGGTTGCCCACGGTCGGGTTCTTGCCGAGCCAGTCGCAGAGTTCTACGATGGAGGACTTGTTTGAGGTGAAGTAAATGAACTGATGTCCTGCCAGGATGGTAAGCACATCGAGGTAGTCCGCCAGTTTCCAATACATGCTGTATGTCCCGACCTCGGTACTCAAGTATGGCGGGTCAACCAGGAACACCACGTTCGGGGTGTCCTTGTACTGCCTGAATACCTCCTTGTAGTCAGCCGAGACGATGGTGATATCCTCGAGGTAGTCCGCCGATGGAGGATAGTCCGCCTTGCGTATGTTGTTGTAGAGGGCCTCCTTTTTCATTTCGGGAATGCTCAGTTTGTACTTCATCGAGAACATAAGAGCGGAGGATACGGTGATGAAGTCTATATAACCATATTCTCGCTCTTCCTGTTCCAGACGGGCAAATATGAGGTCTCGCTTCTCCCCTTTGATGCAGCTGTGTTTCGGCATATCGCCCACGATGGCACGCAGGTCAGCGAGTAGGACATTGGTTCGGGGTATGTTCTCCAGGCGAAGGCGGTAGTTGTCGAAGTCATTATATACGACGGTGGCATTTGGCTTCTGGCATTTGGCGATGTGGGACAACAAGCCCGAACCGCCGAACAGATCCACAAAAACGGTGTCTTCGGGATATTGCTCAAGAACCTTGATGAATTCGCGTGCGAACATACGCTTTTGCCCCACGAATGGCAGTGGGGCTGACAGATAGTTTTTTCTCATTTATGTGTTTAATTCAAATTTTACATTGTCGTTGCCTTCCAGCAGCGACTCGGTCTTCTCTATGTTGTTTTGGTATATGTGAACATTACCAAGGAACAGCGTGATTGATTTCAAAGGCAGGTCTATCTGTCGTGCCATAAGGTAGAGGTGG